TAATAAAGCTATGAATACCCATGAGAAGGCCCAAGGGATATTGCAATTGATCAGTCCTGATAGGCTGGTCGAATTACTTCAAGATGCAGAGGAGTTACTAAAATTATATGAAGGTTTGGATAAAGACAAAGATCAGCTCTTTGATAGCGAAGATTCGAGAATTCATCTCCAAATACGGCTCGAAACAACCGCCTTCCTCCTGAGTAAATTCGCTGACCGACACGCTAATGAATTGAGCGTAATTAAGAAAAAGTTCGGCTCTTATTGGCAAGAAAAAGTGGCCGGAGAAGGAAAACCATTATACTAGGAGATTTTATGCAAGACAATGACACAGAACTAGAATGTAGAGCAAAGATAATGACTACTCTGATAGCAGCTATAACCATTTGCTTTGTGGTGGTAATTATTTCACTTTGCTTTACCAGTTGCTGCACACTGAGCTTTTCTAACGTACTCACAGATGGGACTGCAACGGATGTAATTGACGATACACAAAGCGTTAAATCCGATCCAGATATTTCACCTACAGTTTCAATCCCAGCAGCGGCTTTATGACAATGAAACAGTACGAAATACAGATACAATTTGAAAATCGAGCGCATATGTCATTCAACGTTGCGAGCGAAGATATCCTAAAAGTAATTGAAGGATTTGCCCACAAACAAGTCGCCATTGGCCACAGCCAAGGCAAGACTTTTCTTATCAACATGAACCAAGTAACCAGCATCTTGGCCAAGGAATTACAAATTGGTCCAGGACAAGGATTCAATGAAGGAGTTGAACATGCCGCTAGTTAAAGGAAAAAGCAAAGACGCTATTCGTCAGAACATTGAAACCGAAATGAAAGTCGGTGGTCGTCCACAAAAGCAAGCCGTTGCAATTGCTTTGAATGAAGCACGCAAATCGGGCGCTAAGATACCGAAGAAAGGGAAGAAAAAATGAAATATGACAAACCCGCAATTAATGCTGTGTGCCGCCTATTTCAGATTATGGGAGAGATTAATTCCTTAGCAGATGATTTATCCCATGCAGCTGATACGCAAAAGCTTCTCATGGATATTTCCTCTCATTTGGGAGATTCACTGAAAAGCATTCAGAAATCGATTGTGGATTTGGCAGTTCGAGAAGACTTAAAGAATTTCACTAAAGAAATACAAGAAGAACTTAGACAACAAAATGAGGGAACAAATGGATAAGCAAATAAGAAAAATCGAGAAAGAGACAAAAAAGGCAGGGAAGGAATTAAAGACCCTGGAAAAGATGGACAAGAAACGCGACAAGCTCGTCGATCTTGGCAAGAAAGTAAAAGCTAAAGCTAAGGGGAAAAAGTAATGGCCAAAGCAAAATTAGGAACAGGCGCACGATTCAAAGCTATTGAAGAGAAAGCGCGGAAGTCTGGTGCTAGCAATCCCGCAGCAGTAGCAGCTTCCATTGGGATTAAGAAGTACGGCAAAAAGAAAATGGCTTCCATGGCGGCAGCCGGAAGAAAAAGACATGCGAAGTAGAACAGAAGTTAGTCTCGCAGTGGAAGCATATCTCAACGAACTTGAGAAAATTTCTGCTGTGAGATTTGAAATAGCAAGACGAGAAATAGAAGCTTGGAAGCAGTTATGTAACGCACTGAGCATGGATTTACCGGAGAAGTACCAATGTCAATTGAATGGCATGTTGAGAAGAGACGTATAAAAGATCTGAAGGATTATTTCAAAAATCCAAGAAAGATTTCTAAGCACCAGATGGAGCATCTGAAACAATCGGTTACCAAGTTTGGTCTGATTGATAAGCCATTTATCAACACAGATAACACGATTATTGGAGGTCACCAACGTGTCAGATTACTCAAGAAACTCGGAGAAACCGAGATTGAAGTGCAGGTTCCCGACAGAGCCCTCACCGAAAGAGAAGTCGAAGAGCTCAATATTAGACACAATAACAATAGCGGTTCTAATGACGACGATATTCTCGCTAATCAGTTTGATATGGATGACCTTAGCGCTTGGGGATTCCCGGATGAGTACTTCGAAGGAAAAGAGCAAGAACCAAAAAATCTATCTGGTAAAGCAAAAGCCATCTTCGAGTTTGAGTCACAAGAATCTCTTGAAGAATGTTTATTGGGACCAGATGGAATTGAAGAAGCGGGACAGAGATGGGGAGCAAAACTGAAGGTGAAGTAATGGAATGGATAGATAGAGAAGTTGAATTTCCTGACGCAGATAAAATTGTTTGTTATAGCGAAGGACAAGTTTTTGTATGCACACTTTTAGAAAGTAAATGGGGAAATAGTTACTACTCTACTGATTGGAGACATACAGAACCTGGAGATATGCCGGAATGGACGCACTGGATGCCATTACCTCCTTCTCCTAAAGGAGGTTGATATGGCGCGTAAACCAACAGGAAAACCAACAGGAAGACCACCAAGAGATTTCGATAAGAAGATATTCGAGGGACTTTGCCATGTCCAGTGCACAGTTAATGAGATTGAGGCAATCCTTCATGCCGATCAAAGGACAATTGATAGCTGGTGTAACAGAGAATACGGGGAAGATTTTAACACCGTATATAAAAGGTTTGCGGAAGGCGGAAAAGCTTCAGTTAGAAGGAACCAAATTAATTTATCTAAAACCAATTCCTCTATGGCTATCTGGTTAGGGAAGATACTTCTAGGTCAAAGAGATCCTCAAGAGGAAGATAATAGCAGAGCTATGGGTCGAGTGCTAGGCTTACTTGATCGAGCAAAAGCAATAGAAGTGGCGAGTGCACCACAGGAAAATGTGACAAATTCACACAATACGGACGAAAAAAATGTTAGAAAATCTCACATTGTCGAAAAAACAAATACTAAGTCTTAAGGAGTCAGATGCACGCTATAATATCTGGATTGGTGCTGTTCGCTCTGGCAAGACTTTTGGTAGCCTGCTTCGGTTTACTGAGTTTTGCCTGCGCGGCCCCCCTGGTGATTTCGCTATTATTGGAAAGTCTATTGGAGCGATTAAGCGTAACGTTTTATCTCCACTGAAGGAATTACTTGGAGATTCGTTTCAATATTACCTAGGCAAGAGCGAAGCTAATCTGTTTAACAGAACGATACACTTGATCGGCGCTAACGACGAACGAGCAGAACATAAGATTAGGGGATCTAGCTTTGCAGGTGCTTATGTGGATGAAATCTCCATTATTCCAGAGACTGTTTTTGAAATGCTCAAGAGCCGTCTTTCGATTACTGGAGCTAAACTGTTTGGCACCACTAACCCAGACAGCCCATTCCATTGGTTCAAGAAGAAGTTCTTGGATAGATCAGATTTAGATTTGAAGTGTTGGGAGTTTAGGCTTGAGGACAATCCTTCGCTAGACCCTGTTTTTATTGAGAACATTAAAAAAGAATACCAGGGGCTTTGGTATGAGCGATTTATTGAAGGCAAGTGGGTGTTGGCTGAGGGAACTATCTTCGATTTTTTTGAAAGAGGATCCCATGTTATTAGCTTTCCTCCTGGTGCTGCTGATTATTATGTTCTGGGCGTTGATTATGGGACCTCCAACCCCACCACATTCGCACTCATAGGGTATAACGAACGTACCTTCCCAAACAAATGGCTTGAGAAAGAATACTATTGGGATAGCAGGAAAACTTTAAGGCAGAAGACAGACACTGAATATGCAAATGATTTGAAGAAGTTCATTGAAGGGTACAAGGTAAAGACAATCTATGTCGACCCTTCCGCAACTTCATTCCGAGTGGAATTGAATCGATTGGGTTTAGGATCAGTAAGTGTGATAGAGGCAAACAATGAAGTGTTGGACGGCATTCGCTACCATTCTATTAATCTATCTAACGGGACTTTCAAGATTTGTCACAATTGCACCAAAGCGATCGAGGAGTATGGTACATATCGCTGGGATCAAAAGGCTTCATTGAGAGGGGAAGATAAACCTTTGAAAGAAAACGATCACCTTATGGATGCCATTAGATACGCACTCTACTCAGAGTGGTTTATGAAAGAAGGGCCTCGAATGAAGCCTGAGGATTTAGATAGGTTGCATGCGGAAGCATTGGGCTTGCCACAGCAATACGGTAAATTTTTTGACGAAAGAATGTGGTAACAAATAGGAGGAACCATGACTTACGAAGCTACAGAATATCAGCAACTAAAAGACAGAATGGAAGGCAAAACCATTCGCGAAGTATATGAGTTTGCCAAAGACATTCCAATCAATAACGGCGGATTGCGACTTATCATAGAGAAAATCATAGAAGACATAGAGCGCCTCCATGCAGGAAACGGCGAACAGTGATATGAATGATATATGGAAAAGATATGAGACTTATATGACAAATGAAGAGCAATTCGTAAAAGACATTAAGGAAATGCTGTATTGGGCTAGACGCTATTGCGACGGAAGAAGCACTTATGCGCCTAGTTCATTCAATGACTTGTACGTTCGGTTCGTACAACTGTTTCCATTATTGAAAGAGTTGGACAAAAACAAAGACACGACGCTCATGAATGACGGTGAATTTTTCCCGTATGCGCAGGATGGAATGTATGATCCTGTGAGCGGTCATTTTGACGCTCGACCAGGAAAACATATGAAAACTATATCAAAATGATATGGTTGTGATATGAGAGTTATATGAACGAAGCTAATACAAAGCACCTTCATGAAAATTATCCCAATCTTTACGGGGTTCATGGAAGACACCGCACATACTTTGAGTGCGAAGATGGCTGGTTTCCGATCATTGATAAACTAAGTGCTAAGCTCGAGCCAATGATAATCGCTTATAATCTTCTTTATCCTGAGAATGATTGTTGCTTTTATGCGAGTCAGGTTAAGGAAAAGTATGGTGCGTTGAGATTTTATATGAGTTGTGCAACCGAAGAAATGTTCAAAGAGATTGAACAATCAGAGTTAGAGAGCGAAAAGACCTGTGAAGTGTGCGGCAAGGAAGGGAAGCTCAATTCTGGTCCATGGTACCAAACTTTATGCAATGAGCACATGAAATGATTTGTGAAGAATGCAATGAAAATAATCATTTGGAATGGTACACTTATGTATCAATGCCATGGCTAAATGTTTTGCTCTGTGGAAATTGTTCATTGAAACCTTTTAGACAATTGGTTAATGTGCATAGTAAGGCTTCACTGGGTGGATTAATTGAGCAGTCCAAGGAAAATCATGTGCCCTCACAATATGGTTTGGAGGCATGCGGTTATCAAACCTGTTCTCTTACATGTGTGGAAGGGGTCAAATGATACATAATGAAAATTATCAGACCTTCTCAATGAATCCTGTTAATGACCAGTGCTAAGATTTTTTATGGTTTGATAAAAGTCATGAAATCCTGTATAAGTAAGTAGTGCATAACAAACTTACTGGAGGGGATCATGAGCAATTTGCAAGAAAAGATAAAAGTAGAGTTAGTGTTTGAACATAAGAAGTCTTATGGAGTAGACCGATTCTACCCTAGTAATGAAGACGCTAATTTTATTTGCGAATTAATGGATAGAGATACAGTGACATTGGACCTTCTCAAGAAAATGAAGGCTCACGGATGGCCAGTACAGATTAACTACCAGCCATTTGACCTCTAAGGAGAAGTGTTCAGGTCCCTGTAGAAAACTTAACTACATGGGATGCTATGACACTTTTCCCCCAGATCGACTCCCAGTACTATAGCGACGACGATAAAACCGTCCACGAAATGCTAGAGTACTACTACGCACAAGCCGTACAAATCAATCAGTCGTTTTGGTCGGAAGCGGATATCGATTATAGGTTCAAAGCAGGTGATCAAACCCTTTGGAATGATATCTACGGTAATTTGCCTGCATTCCGAAGGCGTCAATTTAACTTCAATCGTATCAGGCGAGTAGTCAACCTGATCACTGGATATCAGAGACAACACCGTTTAAGCACGATTGTAACACCTGTTGAAAATAGCGACGAGATAACAGCCGATCAGTTTAGCAAAGTAATGATCTGGGCCAATCAGCAAGGAAACGTCTTGGAAACAATTTCCGAGGCGTTTGAAGGGGCTGTAACGGCAGGGATGAATTTGCTTTCTGTGTGGTTGGATTATCGTTCAGATCCAATCTCAGGAGATATTCGTGTAGATAATGTTTCTTACAACGAATATTTAATTGATCCTTTCTTTAGAAAGCATGACCTTTCTGATTGCCGTTTTTTATGGACGCGCAAATGGCTTTCTAAAACAGAACTAAAATCTTTACTTCCAGATAGGAAAAAAGACATTGAGTCTATGTACGCACGTGGTTGGAGAGATGGAAAATTCCAATTCCAACCTGAGGCTTACAACTATGCAATGCAAGATCTTTTGACCTATGACGAGTTCTGGTATCTCGATTATCGCCAAAGAAAAATGCTAGTGGATGTGGAAACTGGCGCGACTCGGGAATGGACAAAAGGAAGCGACGAAAACCTTCAAATGTATTTGAATGCATTTCCAACTGTAGAGGTTATCGAACAAACAATTCCAACAGTAAAATTAGCGATAGTTGTAAATGGCCGCACAATGTGGCACGGAGCACGAAATCCGCTTGGAATTGATCGCTATCCCTTTGTTCCTGTACTTGGTTATTATGAGCCTCAAATTCCTTATTTCCCATGGAGAGTTCAGGGAGTTGTGAGGGGTTTAAGAGACGCGCAATACTTGTACAATCGACGCAAAGTTATTGAGCTAGATATACTTGAGAGTCAGATTAATTCAGGTATCAAGTACAAAGAAGACTCTTTGGTGAATCCAAAAGATGCCTTCTTACAAGGTCAAGGACGAGGATTAGCTCTTAAAAAAGAAGCTAACATGGATGACGTTCAAGTCATTCAACCTCCTCAAATTCCACCCTCAATGATTCAACTTTCAGAAATTTTAGGACGTGAAATACAAGAAATTTCAGGGGTAAATGAAGAGCTATTGGGCAGTGCTACTGACGATAAGGCTGGCGTATTGTCAATGCTCAGGCAAGGGGCTGGACTAACTACATTGCAGGTTCTATTTGATCAGCTCAATCACTCACAGAAATATTTAGGCCAAATATTCATTGACATTATCCAAAATAACTTTTCTTATGGTAAGATCAAGCGTATCCTGAACGAAGAGCCTAGCGAGCAGTTTTACAATCGGGTATTTCAGAAATTTGATTGCGTGGTTGAAGAGGGACTTTATACCAGCACGCAGAGACAAATGCAGTTTGCTCAATTGCTTAATCTACGCGAGGTTGGTGTACCCGTACCGGCTAAGACTCTTATTGAAGCAAGTACCCTTCAGGATAAGAAGAAGCTGGTCGACGATATTGGCCAAGAAGAACAGGCTGCACAACAGCAAGCTATGCAACAGCAGCAATACCAGCAACAGTTGCAGGCGGCTCAAATGCAAGCGTTCCAAGCCAAAGCAATGGCTGATTCTGGCTTAGGCATAGAAAGAATGGCTAGAGTCGAAGAAGACCGCGCCTTAGCTGTAGAAAGAATAGCGGAAGCTCAGAATCAGAGATCGTTGAGTGTGTATCATGAGTTGAAAGCAGCAAAAGAATTACAAGAGCTTGACCTAAATCAGTTAGAAAAATTTGTCGGAATTCTCCACACATTGAAAGGTT